GCTCGAGGAGTTGACCTGCACAACCTTGTAGAGCGAGGTCGAAATCTGGAGCCAATCGCCGACCGCAAATGTTCCCGTCGCGCCAGAGATTCCAAGCGTCGATGTGTTCGCCGTCGCGCTCGAGACGGTCAGCGTTCCCGTCACGTTGCCCCGCGGCGAGGTGTTCGCGTAGTCTTGAAAATAGAACGTGCCGCGCTGCGCCGCCAGCAGGAAGCCGATCACCGCCTCGGCGTCAGCCCGCACCATCGGAGGACATTCGACCGATCCGAACCATCCTTGGCCCGGCCAGTTGTATTGCTGCGTTTGCAGCGTGAACGGCGAGACGTTGCGCGACGTGACCGACAAGCCCGATAGCGAGAGCTTGGAGATGCGGAACGGCGACGGCGGAGTGAGCGGATAGGTGATTGCCATGATCGTCAGGCGAAGGCTGCGCGATACGCTCCGCCGCGGCGCACCATGTCCGGGATCTCGGCCTTGAGGCGTCGGCGTTCGGACTCGAGAATCGGCGCGAGTTCGGAGCGGGAGACGCCGGCGGCGATGTGGTAGTTGATCGTGACGCCGCCTCCGTTCGTGCCGGAGGATTGCAAACGGTTGTTCGGAACGATAGACCCGGAGCCGGACGGAACGAAAAGCTCGGGACCGCGTTCGCCGACGAGATATGGCGTGCCTCCGGCAACCGGACCACCCATTGCTTTGCCTCTGCCCGTGAATAAATCCGCGAAGAAATTGCCGAGACCGCCTGCGAGCGGTTTCGTCACTTGTTCGCGGAAGATCATCCGCAAAAGGTCTTGAGCGAGAGCGCGAATCACATCGCGGAGTTTATTGCCAGAAACGATCGCGTCCTCGAATGACTGCGCGATGGCGTTGCCGAACTCCATTCCGAAGGCGCGGCGCTCGCGTTCGATTGCGGAGATCTCGCGATAAATATTCGTCAGCGCACGAGCAGAAACGGTTTGGCGGTTTAAGGCGTCAACCGTGGTTTTCCCTTTATCACGAGCCAATGCGGTTTCCTCTATCGCTGCACGTCGTTGAAGTAAGAAAAGATCTCGCTCCAGATCAATCGTGTGCCCAAGTGCCGCATCCCTTTCAGCTTGAGCGCGTCCCATTTCACTCCGGGCTTCCCTCGCCGTCTTATGAATTTCTGATTCGTCCTTGCTTATCGTTTTCAGCAGGCGTTCACGCTCGAGTAAAATTTGCTGCGCGTCCTTTTGTAGTTGGAATCCCTTGACTGGATCTGTTTCGAAAGCCTTCACCGCCGCCATAAAGGCAGACGTGGCTTGATTCAGAAGTGCATCAGCAAGTTCTCGCTCGGTCATATTGACTTTAGAGAACTCCATTTGAAGGCGCACCATCTCGTCGTTGATCCCTTGGATCTCCTTCTTTGCGCGCTCGAATTTAAATTCGCGAATGACCTCCGCGGCTGGTCTGATCTTCGAGGGATCAAAAGCAGATGCGATTTGAATTCCGATTTTCGACAAGAAAAGCGGAATTTGCATCAGACGATTTAGGATAGCGTCAATCGCCTGCTCCATCCGAATGGCACTTGCGATCTGTTCGTCGCTGAAGCCCATGTCCTCGCCGGCCATTGCGACCTTGTCCAGCCGCTGCTTCATCATGTTCAGCGCGCCGAGCACCGCCTCGCCGCCGAACGCCAGCTTCGTGATCTTCGCGATTCCCTTCGTCTGATTCTCCAGCCGTTGCAGCGAGTTCTGCACGCTGGCGAACGCGGCCCGCGTCTGGTCAACCGCCCGGAGGGTGAATGTTGCACTAGCCATGTTTTTTTGAGGCTCGGTTCTGGTGCTCTATGTAAACGACCCAGCCGTTTAATTCCTCCGCCGGCATGGCGAGAACCTCGTGGGCAAATTTGCCGAGACGATCCGCGAGCGCATAAACGGCGAGGAAGTCGGCGGCTTCCCCGCCGTGAATCAGTTTTTTAGTTCGTCGGCCTTTGGCGCGTCGTCGGCCAATATCGCGTTTGCGATGCGTCCGATGATGTTCGAGTCGGCCTTGTTGAGCAGCGTCGCCTTGTGCTCGATCGTGAACAGCTTCTCGCCCTTCTCGTTTTGCGCCTTCATCACGAGGAGATCAACGAGGAGATCCATGTCGTTTTCCCGGCTCTTTTTGTAGAGCCGAGACTTTTCGGCGAGGGTGACGGGCGTCGCGTAGATCGTGAGCTTCCACTCGGGAACCTCAATCTTGCGCGTGCCTAGTGAGGCGAAGTGTTCTCGGACAAGGTCGATTGCATCCATGCGTCACCTCAAACCGTCAAAGTGGACAAGGTGCCGTTGCCTTCGATTGAGATCGAGCCCTCGACCATGCCGTCAAACGCGGCCGAGATGTCGAACTTCGTCACGATGCCCGCGCCCGAGTAGTAGGTCGAGGTGCTGGCGATACCCTCCGGGTAAAGGTTGACCGTGACCGCGGACCCGATGGTCAGCGCGATCTGACCCGCGTCGGTCTCGTCCCAGTAGAGATCGCCGTTGACGCTCCACGTTTTCATCGTGGCGCGGCGCGTGCGAAATACGTCGCCAATTACGGAGTCCTCGACGACGTCGGAGGATTGCGCGAGCGCGTAGTTTCGGATTTCTCCGACGGTGGTAGATGAGATCTTGAATACGCCTTCGCGGCCGAGATGGTTTGCCATGTTAGTCGGTGGTTAAGTAGATGCAGTTGAAATTATGACGGGCGACGCCCCAGCGCAGGTTCTCGTCGGGCTCGATCACATAATCCACGCTCGTCAAATGGGTGTCGCGGCAAACGCCGCCGAGTGTGACATCTGACAAAACCGCCGCCTCGACCGCGGCCGAGCCCGTGTCGAAGAGGTCGTCGATGAGCGTTGTCGAAGTCTGCGCCGTGAAGTACTCCACGACCACTTGCAGCACGCGGTACTGATCGCGATTCGCCGGCGCGAGCGTGCGGACCTCGATGTCCTCGTGGACGGCATACACCGCGCACGACGGAAACGAGACCGACGCGAGCGTGTTGTTGCGACCCTTGAGAATGTTCGCCGTGACCACGACGGCCTGCGTCGTGAGCGCGGTTGCGATGGCGTTTCGGATGTCGGTTCTTGTGCTCATGCTGGCATATTCTCCTGCACGCGGCCGGCTCCGTCCACCTTGGCGAAACCGAGATTCACGGCGCGATTCGCAAGTATGGCGTCAACCTTCTTGAGCGTGATCTTTTCGCGGAACTTTAGACCGGAATCAACGTAGCGACTCGGGTTTGGCACCTTGATGTTGGTCGCCGTGCCGGTGACGTAGGGATTTGCGCCGAAGTTCACGCTGGCGATTCCCGCTCGCTGCGAGTGTCTCCGCACCCATGCCGGCAAACGCATCCCACAGGCGAGCGCCGCGGCAGCGAAACCGGCCTTTGCGTATCCGACCCGAGACTGCACGCCCTTGAGGTAGCGATCAGCCGTTCCGTCCGAGATCCACATCTGATCCTGCACTTTCCAGCGCCCGATCGTACTTTGTGAAACGAACGGGATGCGTCCGTACTTGTTGCGGAAGCGCAGATGAAAGTTGTTCAACTCTCCATCGGATGCGTTCGGTCGCCAGAACTTGAAGTAAATGCGGATTGTCTTTGACCTTTCCCAGCCAAGACGAACCGCCGCCGTCTCGGTTCGCGCACGCTTTGGCGGCTGAAGCGTTGACCCGCCGATCCTCTGGAAAAGACCGATTGCGGAATACCGCGCACCGCTGCGACGCCGGCCTCCGAACAAGTCAGACTTGATGGCGTTCTCGCCTTGCTGCTTCGCCTTTAGAGAAAGACCAGATCCGCGAGGTTTCGTCGTACCGGGCGATGGCGTCGGAGGGAGAATCATCATGATCGACTTTGCCACGTTCCCGCCCTCCTGCTTGATGACCTTTCCAAGATCAACGCGAGCCGCGCTCGCAAGTCGCTGCAACGCGTAGTCGAGCTTCGCCGAGTTCAGCGTGACCGCGATCATATCACCTTGGTTACGTCCATCTCGCAGCCGGTTCCCTCAGCGTCGAACCGCACTTGCTCGACGAAGTAAGTCACTCCCGCCCGCACGCATGTCTGCGTCTGCGCCGGCGTTCCGCTCACCTGCGAAGTCGTGAAGAAGACCGTGAACCGAACGTCGTCCCGGCGCTGGTCCTCGAAGTCGGCGAACATATTGCGCGACGCCGCCCAGACTCCAGTCACCGTCGATCCAAGATAGGAGAACGTGATGCCGGCTTGCTCTAGGATGCCGGCGTAATCGTAAGCCAACATCGCCGGGTCGAAGTCTCTGACAGTTGCCATACCTAGGCGGCGATTGTCACAACTCGCGATGCCGGCGTGAAGTGATCGTCTTGCGCGCACCCGGAGGGAACGTGCCAAAACGATTCGCGGACAGCGCCGGCAATCACGCACGGCGCCGAGTTGATCGCAAAGACCTCGGCCGCATCTCGCAGGATCCGCGGGAGGTCGGCTTGCGACCGTGCGCGCAGGATGTCGGACGGATCGACGCCGACCTCGATCAACCGCGTTGCCTGCGCTGCGTCGGCCAGAATGACGATGCGCCGGGACGCCAACCGCCTGCACTCCTTGAGCAGATCCGAGAACCGGAAGTGCCGCATCTGCGAGTAACCGAACGGCGCGAAGATGCAGACATCTGAGGTCAAGCCGTAGTCCTCGAGCCGGCCGTTCTCCTCGATCAAGTCGAACTCCGGTTTGCGATGCACGCCGGCGAACTCGGGATAGATGCCGAAGACGTACTCGCCCCAAGCCTTCCCGCTGCGTCGGAAGTCGTCGTAACGGTTCGGCCAGATCTCGAGCTCGTAGATCCGGTCGTAGTTCTGGCACTCGCGTTGCGCCGGCAGGCTCGGCTTGACGTAGGAGACCGCGCCGAAAATTCCGACGTACTGCGGCAGGCACTCGATGAAAACCTCGTGACCTTGACCGGCAATGTGCCGCGCAATCGGCAGAATCCGCACGATGTCCCCGAGTCGCTGACTGTATGCGATGCAGATTTTCACCGCTGAAAAATCATCGTCAGGATGTTCGGGTGCTTGCCGTTCCCGACCCGCACGTCGTCTTCCGGGTTCCCAACGTAAACCGGATAGTAGCCGACATCCTCAAAGGTCTTCGCGAGAGTCTCCGGCGTGAAGTGCCAAAGATGTTCGCCCGGCCTACGGTGCTTCCACTCAGCAAACCATGCCGGCCCGAAATACGGATGAAACCAAGGCACCGAGACCATGACCGTCTCGGGTTGCCAGCCGCGCCGGAACGGAAGGAAATCGAAGTGCTCAAGCGAATCGAAGAAGGTTACGAGCTCCCAGTTCTGCCGGTTCCAATCTTCGCGAATGTCGATGATCTGCGGCGGCTTGTAGGGCGAGACGTCATACCCGGCGAGATAGGCGTGCGGACGAACTCGGTGCAGTTCCTCGAGGAAAGATCCCGTGCCGAAGCCGACGTCGCAGACGCTCGAGATGTTGCCAGCATAGGACAGCGCCAACGCAACGCGGATCTGCGAAAGCTCACGCTGCGGGTACTTTTCGTACCTCGCGACGTAAGCGTGGTCGTAGTTCGCCCGGATCGTGCGGTCGATGGAGTAGAGCGCGCCCGTGCGCTCGTCGTTTGCGTATCCGTCGAAGGTCATGGGTTCCGCTCCTTGAACAGCGCCTCGCCGGCCTTGTAGCGCTCGGGCGTGTTGTTGTGCGCGTAGGTCTCGTCCATCTTTGCCTTTCCGAAAGCTGGGTGCATATGCTGAAAGGTGAGCGAAGAACGCAGGTCAACGACGACGCCGTCGCCCCATGCGCGATGCGAAAACTCGTTGTCGGAAAAGACCGACTCGTAACCCTCGAAGAAGAGGTGGCCCTTCTTTTCGTAGC